AAGAGCAACGAATGGGACCATCGCATGGCAAAAGGACGTTCAAAGAAGGGGTCTTCGTCCAAACGTAAACCTACTTCAGGACAAAGAACTAATGCTAGCGATACAAAACGAGATAGAGCGCGCTCCGCCGCGTCTCTCGCTCGTAAACTAGAGAGAAAACGTAAAGAGCGATTAAATATCGCTCCGTTTCTCTCCAAACCTTCTGAAAAGAAGGCTGCGCCAAAGGCCAAACCTGTCAAACAAAAACGCGATGGAATCCTAGTGGGTACCGCCTCTGCGCGTCCCACTGGCACCGTCGCCAAAAAAAGGGCGGTAGCAACTCAGCAAGCACGCAGCGAAAACGCAAGTTCGGATAACCAACGGAAGACGCGCGACGCTACATGCAAACCCCGACCGCAAACCTCCACCAGAACAACAAAGGGTTCATCCCGTACATTTGTTCCTTGGTGTGGTTAAAGTTATTGAACAGGAGGATTACGGCCTTGAAACCCTATTGAGCAGCTTTGGCAGGCGCAGTGATCCCGAAAGGGTCACTGATTCAAGCCTGTAAAGTAACTCAGGACACGCAGACCAGCTTAGCTGGCAAGGGTCCGTTAGGTCTGCATCCTTTAGGATGCAGATCGCCCAAGGGGATTCCCCCTGGGCGACAACGACCAACGGGAGGCGCAGAGGCGGACTCACAGAGCCGCCCCTTTTTAGGCAGGGCGTAGCCCGTGCCCGCCGGTCCGGCAACGGAGTTGACGGAAAAAGGGAATATCTTGCTGGCTTGCCAGCACATCAATAGGACCCCAGAAGAGGAGAAAATCATGGGTGTATTAGCAATCGTTGTCATCGTTGCCTTAATTGGCACCTTTCCGGGAGTGTAACGAATGGGATTATTTTCCAGCATCGGCAAAGTCTTCAAGAAGGTTGCCGGGGCCGCTACTGGCTTTCTCGGCGGTCCGTGGGGCGGTCTTGCTGGGGCAGGTGTTGACTACCTGCTCAACAAGAACAGCGCCAAAAAAGCGGCTAAAGATGCTTACAAATACAGTAAGCAACAGCTTCAGGATCAATATGATCTGACGCGAGATTTAGAGCTTTCGAAATACGGGTGGCTGGTGGAAGGGGCGCAACGAGCGGGTTTCAACCCGCTTACGGCATTGGGCAACACAGGCGGCCCCCAACTGCAAGGGGCGTCAACTGCTATAAGCCCGATTGCCGTACAAAGCTACATTGGCGAGGCGCTGTCTACGGCAGCTGGCAATTTCAAAGGGCCAGAGGATCCGATTGAAAAAGAGGGTCGCGTCTTAGACAATAAGCTGAAAATGGCGAAACTGGCTCAAATGACCAGTGAAGTGAATCGGCTTGGTACTCCAACGGGTCACGCTCTTTCGCCTAAACAACAGAAAGTCGTTGTGGAAGATAACAGCGGGTACCCGGTCGGCTGGACAGTCGATCCCGGTACACCGCAAACAGAACGTGTCAGCCCTTTGGATTCCTCCAAAGGCACTGGCACGGAATCACGCGACATTCTGGTCAACCAAACCGTTAAAGACCAAAACGGAGAGACCATCGAGCTGGAAGGCGCTGCGATGGGTGCTGGTATGCAGCAAACGCTGGTCCCTTGGGCCGAAGAGATGCTTATCAGCAATTGGATGAACCGCGATGGCACCGCTGGCGGTGGCAAGCGCTACTACGAACGAAAGAAAAACGAAGGCAGTCAAAAAATGGTAGATCAATTGAGGACTGATCTGGGCTGGCGAACACCTAAAGGCATTCCCGCACATCAGATGTGGGCGCACAAACGCAAAGGCGATATGTACCGCCAACAAAGGGCTTTCTAAAAATGCGAAGCAATCAAAAGACACACAGCCGGGCTATGCCCGCACCTGACCTATGGAATGAACGGGTACGGGATACACCGATTCCGCACCAACGGACTCTGCGGCGTGACAGCGTGTCTGTCATCACGTCGAGCTTCGGTGGTAAATTCGTTCCACTAAAAATGATCCCGCTCCTGCCAGAGGACGGGGCAAACAACAGTCGGCTTACGCTGACTGTCCAGATGGCAGAAACCGCAGAAATGCTGCTCAACAGCGTGACGATTCAGTGTCAAAGCTGGTTTGTGCCTAAACTTGCGTTAGACCGCTTTCAAGATATGGGACAGATTGAACGGTCTTTTAACGGCATCAACGAAAAAGACGGCGCGCCGATTCCGTGGTTCGAAATCGAACAGGATATGGGCAAGCCCATTTACCAAGTGCTCGGCCTTCACCATAACTCGGCCGACAGCTACAACACGGACTATGTCGAGAGCTATAACGCTGTTTGGAATTATATCGCCAAACAGCGGTCAGATGCGCTGACTGAGCGTGTCGCCCTAGACGGAACATTGGCGCCTGCGTTTTGGGAACAAACCCAAATGAAGCACGTGGTACCTACGTTCGATCAGGCCATGACTGATGGACGAGTGCCGGTGACGATTGAAACCGGCGCAAAAATGCCCGTTTACGGGGTTGGTAACTCTGCTGGTACGCCTACGCCTAACATCAGCATTACCCACGCCACAGGCGAAACAGACGGTGGACCCGGTTGGGCTGGTAGTGTTGTGAGTGGCGTTAGTATTCGTGCGGATGGTCCTACGGGCGACGCATTGCCGGACATTTACGCTGAATTGGATGCTCAAGGCATTAATCTGTCCATTGCAGACATTGATTTGGCAAGGGAAACTACCGCTTGGGCGCGATTGCGTAACCAATATCAAGGGCTGTCAGAAGACTACATGATGGATCAGCTGCTTGCGGGTATTCGCATAAGCGATCAGCAACTCAAAAACCCGATGCTGGTTGGTCAAGCCGACACCATTGTCGGCATGTCTCAACGCTACGCGACGGACAGTGCCAATCTGCAAAAATCGGTTACGGCTGGTCAAACCATGCTGCAAGTTCCTGTACGGGCCCCTGCGACCCAATGCGGCGGTGTGATCGTTGTTACTGCTCAGGCCTTGCCGACGCAGATTTACGAACGTCAACGCGATTACTACTTCGCGGCCGACAAGGTCTCGGACCTTCCGAATCGAACAAGCGATGAGCTCGATTTACAGCCGGTGTCTCTGGTCCGTAATGTCGAGGTAGACGAGAGATACTCTCCGGGCACTGCTGGCGATCTGTTTGGCTACGCACCGCTCAACCACGAATGGGTACGGCGTGCGCCAAACGTGGGCGGTAAATACTATCAGCCGGACCCTGCTGCACCGTGGACAGAAGTGAGAAACCGACTCTGGGATGCGAACGTCGTGGACCCGGTTTTGGGCCCTGACTTCTACGTCTCCACTACGCTTAAACATGACGTGTTTGAGACTACCACCGTCGATCCCTTCGAATGGTGGTTGTCCGGCGAAGTGCCTATCACAGGGCTGACGTACTTTGGTCCAGCACTTCTTGAGGGCACTGACGATTACGACAAAGTACTTGCTCAGGTGGATCAAGAACGCTTCAAGGGGGATGGCACTGACATCCCGGCTGACCCTGTATGATAAGGGTTCAAGAAAACCGTGATTGGGAGCGGGTCGAAACTGGCTTCCAAATTGACGGTGCTTTCCGCGTGGTGTTCCGCGCGGAAGGTGAAACCCGACTTTACACTCAAAAAGAGGAAGACGGTGAAGACACGTTCCTGTGCTCCTTCAGCGGCGACTGTGAAGTGCTTATTGACAGGCCTTACACAGTTCTTCTACAAGTGCTGTCAGAGACGCGTGTCTGGGTCTCCGGCTTTTCCAAGCAAAAAACGGCGTACAAGGTCTCTGACCGCGTGTTTACGAGCTTGGATAGGCCTCCACCAATGTCGCCTGAGATGCGTGCTGTTCAGGAAATACAGCGTCGCAACGAAATTGAGCGACTGAAAATGTGGGAGCTAATGGAAAGGAAAGTTGATGCTATTAGAGCAAGATCACAATCTGAAAGACCGCCTGAAAGAGGTGCACAAAAAGCATCCTCCGCAAATGAGGATTCAGTTCGCCAAGACGCAACAGGAAGCGGCAAGGACACTAGCAACAAAGAGCGTGGGTCCGAGCCAATATCTGACATGGCTTCCGATGCTGGAAAAGGCGGTGACAATTCAGGTGAAGACACTGGGGCCAGTTGAATGCTGGTCCCCTGACTTCAAGCCAGAAGATCGTCTTGTCCAGACGGTCTGCAAAACGTTTAAGAGGCGCGGTATCCCCATCGTTGGGGAAGTGCTTCAACAGATGCACGGACCGGCCCTTTGCACGTTCATGCATTACGATTTCGGCAGAGACCTTTCCCTCTCCGAAAAAGCGGTGTTGGACACCACCGCTAAAGAGCGAGCGCAAAACCTAGGTTGGCGCCTAGGCTTTGGCCTATACTCGCTGACCTATAGTCTTGATGAACCGATTAATCGGTTCGATGACTGATAGGCTAGAAACCCCCGCCCGTTCCACACCGGGCGGGGGTTTCGTTATTCGCCCCCCTTGTCTTCTATAGCGCCACTGACACCACCCCCTAACAAAAGGTTCAGCTATGTGCCAAACTCCTGTCAGAATTTATGACAGAACAGACCGCATAGAGCGGCTGGCACAGTGCAGAAAGTGCGGTGAATGTATGTCCCATAGGAAACGGCACTGGATAGGCCGGTTGATGGCCGAAGAAAAGACGTCCCAAGACGTCTGGTTCATCACGCTGACGTATGGAGGCGGTTACGAAAACCCGAAGGGTTCGCACCTGCACTACGCTGACCTTCAAAAAACGTTTAAACGCATGCGCCGAGCGGGGCACCGATTCCGCTACATGGCGGTAGGCGAATATGGGACTCGTAAACAACGGGCCCATTTTCACGCGTTGATTTTCTGGCAATCCCAACCGCCTGACGTGGTCATGAATCAGCGGATAGATTGGGAGTTCTGGCACGATCTCGAAGAAGATAAGCCTATTGGCTACGTCCAGATAGAAAAGCCGCGGTCAAAGCAAGGTGCTGCGGTGTATCTCATGGATTACATGGATAAAGCGAATCTTGCGGATAATCAGATGCGTTACAGCAAACAACCGGCCCTTGGGTCGGATTACTTGCTGCAAAAAGCGCGGCAAGCGGCGCAAGCTGGCTTGGCTCTGTTTCCACACGGAAACACCTATACGATTGATGGAAACGTTTCAGCCAAAACGAACAAGCTGTTCTATTACCCAATAGAACGCGATTGCACTTTGTACGACCAAATGATTCGCGAATACCTGCGCGAATGGGCCAAAGAGCGCCCGAATCAGGCGCTGTCAATGTGCGAAGACGTGAGTGATTGGCTGTCCGAGATGGTGCAAGACACTACTCGGTTGGACCCAGAGGTCCAAGACTACATCGCTAGTCAATACCAATATGAACCCCTGTTCGTGCCTAGAAACGAACACACCGTTTACACATTAAAAAACGGAATGATCTTGACGATTTATGCTGACGTATGGTCTTTGGAGAAAAGAGCAACGAATGGGACCATCGCATGGCAAAAGGACGTTCAAAGAAGGGGTCTTCGTCCAAACGTAAACCTACTTCAGGACAAAGAACTAATGCTAGC